TGTTTGGCTATAGCTGAAGCTGAAGCATTGAATGCTTTAAAGGTTTTCTTACCACCACGCTTCTTATACTCATCATATAATTCTTTTTGTGATCTAGCCATTACGAGGTTTCTTCCTAGGTTTTACAAATGAATTACCCTCCCCTCCTGTGAGGAGAGGTTCTTTGTAGCCACGAAGCTTTTCTATCTGCTCCTTCACTTCTTTGACTGGCTTATCCTTTTTATCCTTTTTCATCGATGCGGATTCCCACCACCACCACCAGTGCCAGTGCCACCAGAGCCATTACCATCCTTACCTTTCTTACCCATCTTCCCGCGATCAGTCGGGCCTGTGGTTGTTGCTTGACCGGGAGAAGCATTACGTCCTCTAGCTCCTCTGTCTGCACCAGTACCAGTATTTGACAGTGCGTCTCTCTCCTCTCTAGGATTTCTGCCCATGAACCCACGCTTAGATGGCCCTGTAGTTGTGGCTTGACCGGGAGAAGCATTACGTCCTGTAGCTCCCATTTCTGCACCAGTCCGACCTGTGGGGGATGCTGTATTACTAGCATCTCCACGTGGCCCATTAGAACTAGGTTGAGCTTGTACAACATCTGGTTGGAGCACTACAGTTTCAGCAACAATAGGCTTTTGGTTCTCATGTCTTTGCTTTCTTCCACGAGTGTATGATAAACCTTGCCCCCCATAATCCACTGGTTGATCTGGTGTAAGTGACTGTTGTTCTGTAAGTACTCGTGCTCTACGTTCTTGGCTGGGGGCTTCGCCTGTTGACATTACTTCTTCCTCTGTTTGGGTTTAGCGGCTAGGTCAAACATCTTGTTAACCTTTCGCGTGTATTGTATAGTTTTAATAGCGTTCTTCACAGCTACTAGTGGTTTAGGCAGTCTCATTAGATGTCTTCCTGTACGTCTGTTTCAGCATCCATGTCCACTTGTTCTTGCGAAGCATTAGCTACTTTCTGTGTCTCAGCGTTCTCCGTCACACCTACATTATCTTGGAACAATCCAAACTTCTCAACACCTAGAACTTCTTCTACCATCACAGCAAGCTTCTTAGCTGATGTGTGTGGAGCAATCATTTGTCCTACTGGCGAGCTGAATATACCATTCAGGTTTTGCATTAACTGTGCTTGTGCTGCAAAGTGCCTAGCCCCCACGGGTACTAGTTTTCCTGAAGCTGTAATGTCTTCCTTTGTAATGTTCATGAATTCTATTACACCAATGTCGTCATCGATGACACGGATTAAATCAGATACCTGCATATTACGACGAGCTTTCTCAAGCATGTTGTTCAGCAGTGGGTCGATCACCTCCTTCTCAAAGTGCGTTATCTTCTCTTGGAATATACGACCAGCAGCGTTCTGCAGCTGGGCCACTTCAAACATTGTCTTCTCACCGGGACTACGAATGCCCATAGCTTCTCTAGGGGCACCTGCCATCTCTTCCATAATCACCATGAGGTTCTGGATTTGCATGTCAGCATTCAGTGCAGTGCCATCCACATTAAGCATAGACACTGATCCGTCTTCACCCATGTTAATCTCTACTCCCGGCCCCCACTCAAAGTCATCCACGTCACCCTGAATCAACAGAGGGGGATGAGCAATCATATCGAACACGTCAGCCTTAAGGTTCTCAAGATGGTCAATGCGATACTGCATGCCTACGAGGTTATCTAATGGCCCCATAGCATACAAGTTATCAGGACGTAAACGCCATCCAGCATGCACCATGCTACTACCCTTAAGCCAGCGAGGGTTTGGTATTTGTCGCATTACTACATCACGATCAATGATAGTTACGATCTGGTTGTGAAAGAACTCTCCTGTAATCTGATCATGAAAGTCACCAGTGGCTTCGATGATCTCTACCAGACCAGAGCCGTAGTACTCTTGCAGCGATCCGAAACCGTCTGCAATATAGCCAGTAGCTTTGTCCCAATCAGCTTGCTCAAAAGATGAGTAGTGTCTGCGACTACCATCTAAGTATTCAATAACTTGCTTGTTATAACCAAGTTCTGGACGTGTCAGGATTTCTTCTTTTAACTCACCAATAGATTTAACAACTCGTACAAACTTAGTGCTAGAAGCGAAGTCAATAGCTGCCGGATTAAATACGAGATCATGGTATGAGATGCGTAGAGCTTTAGGCCCAATAAATCCTTGTACTGTCTCACCTGTTTCTTCATCTACATGAGAGTCATCTACAAACTCACAATCTGCAAAAGCATTACCAGTATCTATATAGTCATATAGTAACCTTGATACGATTGTCTCAAAACCACCCATGTGCAGTTTGTTCTTCATGTAAGATTCAATGACTTCAGCTTTAGACTTCATAGCTGCACTTTCATCTCCACCTAACCAGTGAAACCAGTTTGCGTTAGGAAACAAAGCAGCCATATAATTAGCATGTAAGTTATCTCTGATTTGGCAAATCTTAGGAGTGGTTGTTTTATTCTTCCACGGGAGAGTTGCGTTAGTTGTAGTGGTGGTATCAGTAGCAAAGATGTAGTTACGGAGTTCTTTAATCTCTGCTGTCTTACCAGCACGTTGCCCTTGATAGCGAGTGTACATCTCTACCACAGAGGTAGCCACACCCTTAGAGGATGACCCGTCCCAAAACTCTGTTACTTTACCTACCATAATTTATTCCTAGTTGTATGCTACTCCGCCGAAGCGGTTTGAGTAGATTACTGTATTCTTCTTAAGTGTAGTACGACCAGACTGTCTTGGTGGTACTGCTATATCTATTGCTGCTGTGAGCGCATCCTTTATATCATCGTGTGGTGGGTGAGCCATCACCAACTCTTCTTCTAGCAGCTCACAGTTACCACCCTTGTAGTGCCACACTGACAGGTTGTCATACCTAGGTTCCAGTGTAGCAGCAATACGTTCTTCCTTGTTGCCTTCATGTCGTGACGGACGAAACTCGTCTATCTTAATAGGAAGACCAGACTTCTTAATGTAGTTCTCTTTAAGCTCTCTCACTATGGACTGCTGCGCTACAGTGATCTCAGCTCTCATCTTCTTAAACCCCCACTTGTAGTACCCTTGTAGTACGTGCTCAAAGTAGACGCTTATCTTGTCTGTTTTAAATCTATCAATATCCAGAATGTAGATGTCATTGTCTGAACTAACACCTATGATCACTACGGCAGTACTGTCAGCCTTAGTGCGTAATGAGAACGCGAAGTCAATGGCGGCGAAGACATTCAATCTCTGGTCTTTATAAAACCAGTAGCCGTTCTCTTCTGTCAGAAGTCTCTTATCATAATACTGAAACTTAGACCGCTCTATGGGCGCGTTGTCTGGATCATTTGGGTTGTTGTAGTACTGTGCGCGGTATTGCGTCTTATCTAAGTACTTAGCTCGCTTCTTAGCGAGGATGGTTATATCAAACCCAAACCACTTGTTCTTGCTGTTGACCTGACGGGGCCAGAGGAACTCACCTGTACCATCACCATGATCTTCTACTTCTCGTTGGAAAGTCTCGTAGACTGGCTTAGAGTCTATCATCTCCCCGTGTTCGTTGAACTCCTCATACTCCATAGTGATGAGGTCATTGTACAGGTCTTTGGGGTGGTAGCGTGTTCCAACTACCCACTCTTCTGCACCTGTAGCATCTTTGTCTGTACCAGTACTCTCGATGGATGACAGCAGTGAGTACTGACCACTCACCTTATTACGTCCATCTACTGTGTAGGCATTCTCCTTAACAACCACATCGTCCAGCACTGCGATCTCAAAGTGAAGACCTGTGATGGAGGTTGTCAGCCCCGCAGTGAAGATAGTGCTATCTCGCACACCATCTGTCTTCCGCTGGGGGTGATCAACACACAACTCACTAGTTGTCCACTTCTCCCTTTTACCTTCACGTTCATCAACCAAGTCAGGCCAGTATGTCCTAACGATCTTACCTGCGAGGATATCAGCTATAAACTTAAGCTGCTTCTCTGCTAGCGTGGAGGTAGCACTGATGTACAGCACTGTCACGCTAGGGTTCTTTACTATACGCCATGCCACCCTGTAGGCTATCATGGCACTCTTCTGGTGATCACGAGGCATAAGAGCCAGCTGGTGATCCCCTGCGTCTTCACGTTGCCACCAGTTCAACAGTTCAGTGTGACAGTTACCAAGCACTCTGTGCGGGGCTACTAGTCTTATGAATGTCTCAAGGTCGCCTTCAGCGGCTTCCCTGATCTGGTCGTGCAGTGCACTCACTTCTTAACTAAGCCTAATCGTTTGAAGTCTTCCTTAGTGCTATTTGAAATAGCTTCTTGTTTCTTTAACTCCCCTGCTTTTTCTTCTTTGCTGGGAGCACCTGCTGGTCGCTTAACCCAACCTTTGTCAGCAAGGTACTTACTTGCAGCAGTTCCCTTGCTACCTTCAGTTGCCGAGATTGTGACCATAGCCGAAACAGCAGCACTTCTGATTTTGATCTCAAGTTCTTCTCTCCATGCTTCAATGTGCTCTGCGATAGCTGCGTTCTCACACTGGCGTTGCCAGCCGTACCATGAGCCAAACACTTGCATGGCTACTTGGTA